GCACCACCAATAATGCTGTTTATGTTTAACACTTCCATCTCCGTCTTGCCTGCCTCAAACGACTATTAGGATTTTTTGCCGCTTTAGGAAACTTTTTCATTTGACCTGCACTACGAGCACAAAATGACTTACGCCTTTTTGCCGCTTTTGAACCTTTTTTAACTTTGCCCGTAACTGCTGTTTTTAACTTGGAACCAGGATTGTCTCGTCTGTATTTTGCGACACCTGCTTTAGTCATTCCCGCTCCACTTTTGGTGGAACGGAAATATTTTTTTGTTTTAGGTGGTTGCTTGTCCTCTTTGCGAGCCATAGCAACCTCCTTATGACAAGAATATTGTCAATTGATTGCTTGAGCCCGTAAACGCAGAAACAAAAGCGCCGCTAGTGGCTATAATACCGTCATCAGGAATATTCAAATGATGAATTCCTGTAGGAAATGTTTGCGTAATTAAAACTTCACCACTAGCATCACCATTCTTGATAGTAAACGCACCAGCAGCATCAGCAAAAATTACAATTTGACGTATTCTTGACCGCGCAGGACCCACCACAGCGGCGGCGGCACCTTGTGCGTGATTAAAGGCTTTTACTGGACCAGCCATAATAGCCTCCTACGAAGCGTCTGATGAGCTAGAAATTCCCATAAACTTCATCACTATTGTTGTGTCAGCACCTGGATCACCAGAAAGTACAACCTCAACCTCATCTGCGGTGGCTGTGGAAGCGGTAGTTGTGCCACCAGACATTCCTAAAACACCATTACATGGGAAAAAACCCTTAAACCCAGTTGAGTTTACTGCCGCAGTAATGCCGTCAACAAAGCCGTCTGTATCAGCGTCTGTGCCAATATCAACAAGGTTAACAGCATTAGAAGCTGCACCAGTTACAGCAATTGTAACACCCATCGGGATAAAATTTGAAGGAATGCCGATAGATGACTCTTTTCCTGTGGTAGCACCGTTAGCAACTGTTACAGTTGCGGTGTAAACAGAAAGTGTCATTTCGCTGGTAAGGCCACCAGTTGTAGCGCTTTTAATAACATTTTTAAACCCGTTTTCTGAACGGACGGGACCGTTAAAAGTAGTATTAGCCAATTTAGTCTCCTGTCGTGGCTAGTGTCAGTCGCACTATGCGACTGTCAGGGATGCTTAATTATACAATAAAAAAGGGCGACTGCAAAGCCGCCCTTTAAAAAATATGATTCTAACCTTATGCGCCTGGAGAACCAAACACACAACGTGGGTCAGAGAAGCCAAAGCTGTAACGCTCACGAGCTTTAAACCTCATGTTACCTGAATCAAAATCAGCTTCCATGCCTGTAGACATTGGAGTACGCTCAAAATGTTTAAATCCATTTGGAGTGTCTGTTTTGATAAAGAAGGCATCTGGGTCTGTTAAGAAATTGTTAACAACATAACCCTCTGGCAACATGCCCATGTTGTTGATTGCGTTTACATCATTATCGGCTGTGCCTGTGCGTAATGTAGACTCAAGCAAACGGTCCGCCACAAACTGAAGTTGTGTTGGAACAATAAGCTTGGTTCCTTTTAACGCAATAATCATGTTTCGCTCATCAACAAAAGTTGAGATATCAATGAGAGAGTTCTCTAAAGAAGTCTCATTAAGATCAGCAGCGGTTGCCAACTCATTGCGGAACGTACCACCACCAGCAAGTGGGTGGTCGGTAGCACACAACTCTTTGCCATCACCACCAGCAAAGTTGCTGTCAAAGGCGTTATTTAAAACGGCGGCAGCTTTAACTTGCTTTGTGTGTGACATTGAACGTGCCAATGCTTTTGTGTAACGAGCACCAAGGCGGTCGTACAAGTTATCTTCCATTGCCTCTTCAGTTAAAGCAAATGCCAGTGCAATCGTTTCATGATTGTACCGAGCTGTAAATGCTTCTGAAGCGTTGTCGAAAGAAACACCTGCACCCTCAGCTTTGGTCTGAGCGTTACCAAAACCTACGAGCATTACTTCTTCTTCAAACGCACGGTCTGATGATTCAGTGTCGTAGATTTCTGCATGTTGCGCATCGTAGCGGTCGTATTCCATGCCGAACAGGGCGTTCAGGCCTGGCTCTAGTTCTTTAACTAGCTGTGCTCTTGAAATAGCCATTATCTAGTCTCCTTATGCCAAGCCAGTTGTGCCAGCGGACAACAAGTGGTTATTGATAACGACCATCACGTTTGTATTTGCGCTTGCCACATCGCTGTTCTCTGGATCTTGCGAAATATCAATCGCTTTCAGAGGCAGTGTTGCAGTTGTTGCGCCAGTAGTGACATCAAGCTCCATGCGAGAAATGCCTGAGCTTGTATCACCTACAGGTGATTGGTCAACGATGTCGAAATTACCAAACAAATCAGCCACAGGGAATGTGTCATCTGCTTGAATTTCGTAAACTACATCTGGTGAATCAATTACAAAAGCTTCAATGTCTGAAGCTGCAATTGAACCAGGGTAGCTGTTTGAGAAGGTTTCCTTCCCAGTTGTGGGGTCTGTGTAACGGCATCCATTGAACACACCAAGAACAAATCCACCATCTCCAGCAGCCATGCGAGCAACAACGCCAGCAGTTAAGGCTTCGACTAAATCACCTTGAAAGATAGCTGTGCTATCGCCAGAAGCGATACGATAACGGTTTTGTTGGTTCATAAATGCAGAGCCGTTCATCATCCGCGCAGGACGCAGACCAAAAGAGGCGTCTTTATTAGCCATCTTGAACTCTCCTTATGAGATTAATTTTGGCCCTTTGAGCCAAAGGTTACTTTACTTGAACGCTGTGGAGCGAGCTTGGGCATTGCCGCATTTGACTCACGCATCCAATCTCTATCTACAGCTTCCATTTGATTTTCTGTGACCTTGCGATAATGCGTGTCACGTTGCTCCACAATCTCTTCAGGTATTCTAGCAAGAACCAAACCACCTACGCCGATTACGCCAGCGTTTTTTCCTTCGTCAATGACAGGTGCATCGAAATCAGGGTAATCTTCCGCCCTTACAAGCTCCCAACCTTCACGGCGGCGCTTATGGACGTTATTTCGGTCATCGTACTCCATAACCGACTCACGAATCCAACGGTGCTTAAAACCAACAGGAGCGTCAGGAGCTTCCAATGTTGATGGAGGACGCCACGCTTCTGTTCTCACATTTTTTTCACGGGTTTGTGAATCCCGGCTTGCGCGGTCAACCATTATGCACTCCTTGAGTCTAATTTTGCGACTTCTTTTGCGTACCGCTCAAGAGGAATATTCATCTTCTTGGCGAAAGCCACTTGTCCTGGTGTTAACTCTACCGTTTTTTTCCGCCCTGATTTTATTGACCGTCCAGCAGACGCAGGAGCAACAGCTTGGGCGTTTTGCCGTTGCGACTGAAATTTATGAGGAAATTCTGAGCGTATGCGCTTGTCTATTTCCGCGTAATATTCATCAGTATTAGGGTCAAATCCCTCTGCCCCTACCAATTGCTCATGAATGGCTTGAGCCCCACGAGTCATAACCATGTCTTTATTAAACCAACTATCATTCTTACCCAACCAAACTTGAAGTTTTTTATCTAAATCTTCAATTCTTGGAGGCGCCTGTCTTTTAGGTTGTTCTGGCTCCGTTGAAACTTCTTGAGAAGCTTGCTCTTGACGAACCCTTTGAACTCTAACTCTTTCTTTTTCAATCGCTAATCTAGCAATTAAGTCTTGAGCCTCTATTTCTTTTTCAACATCACCAACTTCACGGGCTTCTTTTAAAAGTTTTTTAGCCTGCTCATGCTGAGAATCTACACGAGCCCCGTACTCGTTAGTATATCCTTGGTCAAGCTCCGCAAGTTTTTTGCGCATCTCATCATTTTGCGATTTAACTTGTTGAGCGTACTGATAAGCCGCCTCCGCCTCTTCTAAAGCTTGCTTTCTTTTTGCGGTTAATTGATTAATCCGCTTTTGTACATTACCGCTATAATTTTCAAGCTCGTCTTCACTGACTCCATCGTCAGAAGACTCTTCAGATACGAACATTTGTTCGTCTTTATCATTTGAAGAAACTTTTGCAGACTCAGAATCCTCTAAGTCTACAGTTAAATTTTCTTCTTGCTCAACTTCTTGGTTCATAATCTCATTCATAAAATGCCTCCTTTTACTTTATACATACGAGATATCTGATGGGTCAAGTATAGTTGCGATAATGTTATCGTCATTTATAAGCCTTACCTCAAGACCATCCACTTTAAACCTATTTCCAGCATATCTACCCATAAGCACCCATGACTTTTCCTCTGCCCAAGCGCCTGAAGGGAACTTATCAATGTCCTTATAGGCATCAGGGCCAACTTTAACAACATACGCGGCGACAGTAGCAAAAGCTTCCCTGTCACGAGTTGCATCAGGAATGTAAATTCCGCCTTTTGTTTTAGCTGGGGGATAGTATGGAATCACAAGAAGCCTGTATCCTACAGGATTTGGCAGTCTTTCAAGAGCAGAAATATCCATATTTTCTGGATTTTCTGTATTCTTGTTTTCCTCTTCTTGTGGGAGAGCATTTTGAACCGCCTTTGGTATTTCAGTCTGTGGCGCATCAGACTTCATGTTTGCCGCAACCCTATTAGGCACGAATAGTTTTTTAGCCATCTTCAATGACACCTTTCATCGCGGCTCTTATTTCTTCTTCACAATAAGTCAGTCCGCGTATTTGACCTACTATGAAGCGGTAGCTTTCCATGTTTTCTACCGCACCATTCGACAACATAGTTGCATAATCATCCTTCTGCTGTCGTATGTTCTTTAATAAATGCTCAGTAAGCGCTACAGCATCCATTATTTTTTCCTAAACTTATCTAGTCCCTTTATACCCAATGCGGCACTACATACAAGAAAAACTAAATATTGATACCAGTCTGGCAGTTCGTTCAAACGGTCAAAGCCATTCTTCACAACCTCTTCCATGCCAGGAATGAAAACTAAAATTACGGGGATTAGTATAATTACCGTGACTATTTCATCCTTGATGGACGATTTTGTAGACTCAGCCATAATTAACTCCCACTTACTGTCGTGGGTAGCTGCGGTTTTCATTATCTCCGCTTTTGCTTCCGCTTCAGTTTGTGCAAGAGTTGCCTTCGCTTTTTGCTTTGAAACTTGCCCCTCAACAAATGAACCCGCCAAAGAAGCTATAGGTCCAATAAGTGCTTGCAACATGGTGTCCTCCTACCCTTTTAAATACATAGCAAACAAATATATACCAATTAATCCTATACAACCTCCAAGTATTATGAAAGCTATTTCTACTACTTGCTGTATTTGTCGCCTTCTCTTCTCCCTCATAGCTATTCTTTCTTTTCTTATTTTGGCCTGTATTCTAAGAACATCTTGCCAAGCGTTAAATCCGTAATTAGCTATTAAAAAATTTCTTAGCTCATTTTCCATGTCTTGAGCTTTTTTATGCGCAACAAAGCTTTTTAAGGCTTCCTCTCCTACGCTACCATATTTTTTCTTTTCTTCTTTGTGAACATTTTTAACGGATTCAATGGCATCCATAAATTTGCCGATATCGTTTGCCATAGTGTAGACATCTTTTGACAAAGAAAAACCCTTTTTCAGCGCGGCAAAACTACTGGTGGCAATTGCAATAGCTGCTATAGGGTCCATTTTTTACTCCACTATTTTCAGAACATACGGCTTGCCGTCTACACCCTCCTTTAATTCTACAGTTCTCTTTTCACAAGCATATCGTTTATATTCACTGTCCTTCCAGCCAGTGCGCTCAATGTGTCTTTTAGCCCTTAGACACACAGCTATGTTATCATAGCCTACATGTTCAACGATAGACCCTGACATATACAATATTAAAATTATTGAG